GAAGCATTGCCTGTTACTGTTAAACTATTCAATGTGCCAAGTGAAGTAATGTTTGGTTGACTAGAACTAACACTAGCGATAGTTCCTTCAAGAATTGTATTTGTATTACCAATCTGTCCAGCACTTACTGCATTTACACTTATGTTACCAGTGAGAGTCATACTTGCACCACTAATCGTAGCGCCAGCATTACCAATAGTTGCTGCATTTAAAGTAGGAGCAGCAACAGTTCCCTGTGATGTAATAGTGCTACTTGTTGTAAGAGTAGTAAATGCACCAGTAGATGCAGTTCCATTACCAATTGGAGTATTTTGGATTGCAGCAGCATAGATGTTACCACCAACACCCATACCACCATAAATTACAGCAGCACCAGTTGTTGTTGATGTTGATGTGTTGCCACTATAAGCAATGATATTACCAAGTTTTACAGTATCATATATTAGATACGCATTTGCAAGATCAACAGTTGTGCTTGGTTCTGATCGAAGATTACTGAATACATACCATGCATTGTCTATGTGATTTCTTACAATACCAGTATGGTTATACCCAACAGCAGCATCGTATTTGTGGCTGTAGAAACCTATTTCATAGTTATAATTGGTAAAACCCGATACCGAAAGGTATAATAGCGGAGCATTGGCAACAAGCGAAGTACTTCCAAGACTTGTAAGATTAGCAACAGTTAAGTTACCCGCAATATAAGAGTCACCGCCAGCGTAGAAACCGCCAGTTATTTGTAATGCGCCTTGACCACTGCCATAGCTGTTTGCTGTTCCTGTTAGTGTTGCAGTTGAGGCAGTAATTGCCGCACCAGTATTACCAATAGTGCCAGCATAAACTGCTACACCATTAAATGTGTTAGCATTTACGGCTCCGCTGACAGTTAGAGATGACAAAGTACCAAGACTTGTAATATTCGGTTGACTTGGTGTAGCACTACCAATAGTGCCTTCAAGTATAGTAGTTGTGTTACCGATTTGACCAGCACTAACAGCGTTTACACTTACGTTACCAGTAAGAGTCATACTAGCACCGCCGAATGTAGCACCACTATTACCAATAGAACCAGCATTTAATGCAGCAGCGTTAAGTGTTCCATTGACGTTTGCAGTGGTGAATACACCAGTATTTGCAGTATTTGCACCAATTGCACCATTAAAATAACCAATAACCTGACCACCACCAGTTATAGTTCCCTGTGCAGTTAATGTACCAGTTGCAGTAACGGTTGTAAATGCACCAGTATTTGCTACGTTAGCACCAATAGCACCTGTGTGATAACCAATTAATTGTCCACCACCACTTGTCGTTACACTAGTAGCAACAACACTATTAGGTGTATTTGCGCCTAGCGCACCATTTAAATAACCCGCAATATTACCACCACCACTTGCAGTAAAACTTGCTGCCTTTAAATTATTTGCAACAGTTGTTGTACCAGTTGCGGCACCAATGTTTACACTAGTTGCAGCACCACCAAGATTAATGGTAGTTGAACTTAAATTGAAAAGAGTTACGGTTGCCTGATCAGTTGTAAGAGTAGCATTGCTATTGAAAGCAGCACCACCTGTTGTTGTAAGTGTAGTAAATGCGCCGCTGTTAGCACCGTTTGCACCAATAGCACCAGTGTGATAACCAATATGTTGACCACCACTTGAAGTTGTTACACTTGTAAATACACCACTATTAGGCGTTGTGGCACCAATGGTTGTATTATTAATTGTTCCGCCAGTAATAGCAACATTACTCGCAACAATATTTGTTATTGTGCTTGTTCCAATTGTTGCATTTGAAGCGGCTAATCCAAAAACTTGTAAATTAGCATAACCGCTGTTGTTAATTTGTCCAAATGTAGTTGCGCTTGTGCTTTGTGTTGTATATTGTAATTGAAACTGTTGTGCACCTTCTTCCCAGATAAATGCCACGTTAGTTGAACTACCACGACCCATAATCATACCAAGATCATAGCTTGGTGCACCAGTAGCATTACGATTAATGCTAAACATTGGGTCGGCAATAATTAGATTTGTAGTATCAATTGTAGTAGTATTACCACTAATTGTGAGATTTCCAATGGTCATATTACCTGTATAGGTAAAGTTATCGCTTAATAGACCACCACTAATAGACTTTGTAACAACCTTTGCATCAGCATAGATATCACTATTATAAACTTGGTTATTACGTATACGTGTAAGGGCTGGTGTCAACGCCATTTAAAAAATACTCCGACTTTATATTTATGGGAGATTTTGGATTTTAAACGTCAGTATTTGCCTAGAACTAATGAAGAGTTTATTCCACCAAATGCAAAGTTACTTGTTAATGCATAATTTATATTGATATAACGACCAACATTAGGAATTACATCCATATCACATTCTGGATCAGGAATTGTATAGTTTATAGTAGGTGGTGCAAAACTGTTTTGCATAGCTTTAATTGTGATAATTGTTTCAACTGCACCAGTTGCAGCTATCATGTGTCCATGTATTGGTTTAGTAGAAGATATTGGTAGTGAATCAGCATGTGAACCAAATACTTTACGCAGACCAGATATTTCATTTTTATCATTAAGTTCTGTGCCAGTCCCATGAGCATTTACATAATCAATATCACTTGTGCTTAAACCAGAATCCGTAATTGCAGCTTGCATTGCTTTAACTAATCCTACATTATCAGGTTGTAATAAATGAAATGCATCGTTTGTATTTGCGTGTCCTAAAATACGTCCAAGTGGTTTAACATTTCTTGATAGCACATCTTCTTCTTTTTCAATGACTAAAATGCCAGCACCTTCACCAAGAACAACACCATCTCTGTCAACGGTAAACGGTCTACTTCCAGTTAAACTCAATGCATTCATATATTCCCATGCTCGCATAACATATGGTTGGATAGTTGCTTCTGTTCCACCAACAATAGCACGGTCAAGTATACCTGCTCGTATAAGTTGAAAAGCTAACCCAATTGCTTGATTACCAGCGGCACAACCTGCACCTATTGGATAGCTTGGACCATAGATTTTATTTTCTATACAAATGTAACTGATAGCGGCATTTGTCATTGCTTTTGGAACAGTAAAAATATCTTTCTTGTTAGATTTTTCAATTAATCTTGTTATTATATTACAAATTGATTCTGCACCAGGTAATCCATTACCAATTACTATACCTGTTCTGCTATCACTTAATTGTTCTTGTGATAACTGACTATTAGCAATAGCTTCTCTTGCAGCTATTGCCGCATAAGCCGCAAATAAATCTATGCGAGTTTGTCTTGTAAAATAATCAAGATGATTGAAATTTTTAATTTTAGCAGCAATGTTTACTTTGTTTCCAACATCATAGTCATGTTGAAATTCTCGTATACCACTTGTATTTGTTAGTATTGCATTCCATAAAGAATCAACTCCAACACCACATGCAGTTATACAACCCATGCCACTTACAACAATATTTGATTTCATAGGGATATTTAAGAATTATTGTTTTGAAATAAAAACTTTTTCAACCCAAAATTCAGCAATTGCAGCATCTACTGCTGGTGTTGCATCTGCTTCTCTATATACACAAGCAATAGGATTAAGTGCCTTGTGTGTTTGTCCATTTATTTCTAAATCTACATTAGAAAAATAGTATCTACCCGTTTTTAAACGAAATGGTTGTCCACTTGGTATACGCCAAACTTTGTCTCTTACTGCATCATTTACGACATTATTAATTATTTCACGTTGTGTAGAAGGATATATGCAAATAATACTTGAGTTATCTTCAGTAGCAGTTGATACACCACTATCAATATCAAATGAGTCTTTGGGACTTATAATAAGTCCATATCGTAATTTTGAAATATATGGTGTTTCATCATATTCAATACCAACTCTTTCACCATTAAGATAACCTTCAACATTAAGCCAACCACTTATAAGAATATGTCGAGAAATACTTTCTTCTTTGCCTATACCACGGTATGGATTTTTTACAGTAACTGAGTCACCAGCCTGTGTAAATGTAACCTTTGCAATTTGCATCGGAAAATTATCAATATGAATTGTATTATCTGTAATAACACTCATAGTATTGTTATACTCGTCGTGTTAACATCTCCATTTGGAGATACATAATGTGTTACATCAACCAAATCTGCGATTGGAAAATTATAAACTTTTCCACTTTCTGCTTTGGCGGCGGCAACTACTTCTGCATTCTTTTTACTTTGTTCTGCTAACCAACGTTGGTGTGCTATTTTTGCACCCTGTCTTGCAATCTGTGAAAGTGTATCTTGTAAATCATTTGGGTTGTAGTTATGAATATCAAAATTAAACTTTTCACTTTCATCAACACTCATTTCATCACCATCAGTAACAAAACTAACTAATAAACTATGAGTGTCTTCATTATATTCATGAACTTTTACTGTTAATGTATCCATTTTAATTCCTTAACTACTTTCGCCAAGTCGTGTTCCGTATACAATCCAGTTTGCATAAGAAAGCCCGTTAATGTATTTACCAGCGGCTCCACCTGCTCTTCCATTACTACTTGAACTACCAGCGACACCTTGTCCACCACCAGCACCGCCACCACCGCCGCCTGCAGTAAGTGTTCCTGCACTTCCATTTGGATCACCACTTCCGCCACTGCCAGCAGTATAACCAGCGCCACCGCCGCCACCTTGTCCAGTAAAAGAACCGCCGCCGCCAAAACAACTACCATAAGTTTCACCACCATCATTGGCACCGCCACCGCCACCACCACCAGAAATAATTCCATTATTTGTTATGTTGGTATAACTCTGTAACAATAATGCATTACCACCAGCATTGCCTGGATCGCCAGAGGCATTATTGTGACTTGCTCCACCAGCGCCACCAGCACCAATAATAGTTCCATTATTAATTAAGTTTATAACATCACCAGCCGCAAATCCAGTAATGGTAAGTGCGTATGAACCAGTAGAACTACTTCCAACAACTACGTTATTATTAATTGTTAAGTTTACTTTACTAAAATTAGCTACATAACCTGTTACAGACGATGTATTAAGGGTGTAGTTTTGGGTATTAGCAGAAATAGTTATATCGGCAGTAACTTTATCTTGAGTTCCACGAAACTCACTAAAGTTTAAATTTGTACTATCAAAATATCCAATAGTTGCTGTTGATGGTTTGTAGTATGCAACGCCACGGTAAGACGACATAACGTTACCAAGATTAAACTCAGCGTTTATGTTTGCTCTTAATGCAACTTTACCAGTTAAACCTATTGTCATTTACTTAACCCCATGTAATTCTTATCCCACCGTACCCACCATCAATTCCACCACCTGCTGTACCAGCATTACCAAGAATAAAACTCAAAACATTACCAGATAATATTCGTCCAGGCCCATATGCGATGGCTGTATAAGCACCAGCACCGCCTTGACCACCAGTTGCACTGCCATAAGAAGTGCTCACAGTTCCTCCATTACCACCATATCCTGCATTGAAGCTAGTTGTACTGTAGTTTTGTAGAGTAGAACCCGTTGCGCCACTATTACCATTCAAAAATGTAAACACAATTGGATTTGCAATATTAGGATAAGGGTTTTGATTTACTGTTCCACCACTACCACCACTGCCATCTTTTCCACTTCCGCTTGCCATTCTATTTTCCTAAATTATTAATCATCTGGTAGGTTTCCTGCATTTCTAGCAGCTTCAATGTCTTGTACTGATGCTGTTGTTAAACTACCATCTGAATTTATAAAAGCAGTATTATATCCCTGTGGTGCATTAGTATTAAAATATGCACCAATATAACCAGAAGAAACTGGGTCTTTTCCGCCACGACCATCGGTTCCAACATTAACAGGAGGAGGAGGTTCAGGAATAGAACCAGCACTGCCGCCCGCACCACCACCAACAGTTATGCCGAACATGCTACTATCATTGCCTTTACTACCAGCACCACCGTTACCGCCAGCGCCACTGCCGCCGCCACCCCATATTTCTATTAGGATATAGTTACGATATAGTGGTGCTGTAAAGTTTCCGTAGTTATAAACATTTCCGCTAATCACGCTAGTAGCAACAGTTCCGTTAGATATGTTATTGCCAATAATTAAAGACCCAACATTAATACCTGTAAAACTTTGTGTAGGAGATGTTATAAAATAATTGTTTGCAGTTGTCATAATGCTTGATACGTTAGTTGCAACAACATTGGCATTATTAACTACAAATGTAATTGGTTGATTATTGGCTAAACTAACTGTACTACTCAATGTAAAAACATTATAACCAGCAATATTACTAATGTTAGCAATATAAGTTCCCGCTGGAATACCTGAACCAATTACAGGCATGCTATTAGCAAGTATACCAGATATTGATTGTGTAGCAGAGTTTATGTAGATATTTGCATTACTAGTTGTTGCTATGTTTGAATATAAAATTTTAAAAATACTGCTGTTTGCTTTTAAAACCGTAACAGTATCATTAAAGTTTACAGTATTATTACCACTAAGAATTAAAATATTTCTACTTGCATAATTATAGTATGAACCAGCACTTGCAGGATCGGTTGCACGTTTGCCATAAAAATCACTTATTTTAATGGTACTACCACCAAAAAGACCAGTGGTAAGATTGCCATCATAATACCATCTTACACCATGATATAATGTAAGGTCTGTTCCCAAACCAAACTCTGTGTTGATTGCAGCTAAATCAAGAGGACCGCTAAAAGGTAGTGCACCGCCTGGTACGCCTGGTGTAGACATTTTTAACTACCTCGTGCTTTTAATGCCTCTACCTCTGCACTAAGTTCTTTAATTGCTTCAATTAGCAGAGGAACAAGTTTGTCATATTGAACAGTTAGATAATTTTCACCGCTCTTGCTGCTACCATCTTCGGCAATATCAAATGGTGCTGCTTTGATAACTTGTGGAGCAACTTCTGCAATTTCCTGTGCAAGAACACCAAGATGTTCATTATTGTCACCAACACCCAGAGTAAATGCTAGTTCATTTGGTCGGTAAGTGACACCACGAATTGCTTTAACTTTATCAAGTGCATTTGGTATTTCAACAATATCTGTTTTTAATCTTTGGTCAGAATAGTATGCAACGATATCTTGTGTAGCAAGCATACCACCCGTTACACTTAAGTTAGCATTGTCAAATGTAACTTTGCTATTGCCAGCAATATTAGCAGCACTTGTATAAATTGCAAGTTGACCTGCCGTAGCACCACCAGTAACAGGAGTTGGGATTGTATACCAATTTAGATTGCTACTTCCATCAGTAATCAATGCTTGTCCACTGCTGCCACCACTAATTTGAACGTTGCCAACGTTACCCATTATTACTTTATATGTACTTGTTGGATTAAAAGTAACTGTTCCACCAGTAAAACCCGCTGCACCACTAACTTGAAGTGCAGTAAGTGTTCCAACAGTTGTAATATTCGTTTGACTTGCAGTGCTTATTGTTCCAGTAAGAGTAGCACCACTGTTTCCAATTGTGCCAGCCATTACATAGTTTGCATAAACGTTACCATTGTTACTGCTACCATTAGCAATTAAATTACCAACATAAACGTTACCCGTAAATGCGTTATTTGGTCCACCAACAATTACGTTACCACCTATACCGACACCACCAACAACTTGGAAGGCACCACTTGTTGTGTTATAAGCTCCACTAGTTCCATAAACAATACTAGTTTCATTACTTGTAACAACATCAAGATTACCAAGAACAAACAAGTTACCATTAACTTGAACATCAGCGTTGGCAAGAATATCAAGTGCATCTACTACACTACCACTACCGTTACGTGTTCTTAAACGAATAATACCATTATTGAGTGTATTATCCATACGCAATTCATTACTATAAACGGTAAATGCACCTTGACCAGTTGTTCCAATATTAATACCACTATTATTTGTAACACTTAAAATACCAACTGTACCAGTATTTTGGTCATTACGCATAAAGCTACTACCGCTAACACCGTTGAGTGCGGCACTATCACTTGCTTGCCCAACAAATTTATTATTGCTTACAAAAGCAGTTGAAGCAATATTAAAACCAGGTGATATTGTGCTGAAACCGCTGATTGTTGTACTTGGAGTAAATGTTGCATCTTTACTTAAAATAGCATAACGAACATTGTTGATTTTCATACTAATAACATCATGACTACCCGCAACAGTGTCAACAATACTTTCGCTAACAACTTGACCTGCGCCACCTAGTGGGCCAATAACTACCCAACCAGTTCCATTATAAACATTCAATTGCTGGTTAGCACTATCAAACCATAAATCACCAGCCACACTACTTGTAGGAGCGGTTGAGCTATTTGTTGCGCTTGAAATATTTTTAAAAATAACGCCATTATATACTTGTAGTGCACCCTTTGTGGTATTATACCAAATTTGTCCAACAATTGGATTGCTTGGTTGACTACCATTTGCAAAGTTTTGCAAAAGATAAAGGAAATTTTGGTCAAGATACTGACCATAATTGGGGTAATTTTTACCCACAAGTGAAAGACTTGTGCTGTTATCTATTGTTCCATCTGCGATAACTATGCTATTTGCACCATTTGCGTAGGTAATGGTATATGACATAAACTGGACTCCGTTAGGAATATTTATGCAGTAATAGCCACTTATTATACTGGTATGTAAATGTTGCTGACTTTAAAGTTTGTGCTTGCCGTAGTTGTTGCCCAGAGCGAAACATTTCCACTATAAATGTTTGCGGATAGTGTGTAAAAAGCTGGCCCAACGTTAGCATTGCCAAAAATTGAAATGTTTGCAGTTGTTCCATTGTGAACAACTAATGCTTCGCTGGTTTGAAAATTGCTGCTACTTGAGCCACTTATGATATATTTTGCTGTTCTATATAACGTAGGACTGAATTTATCAATTTGCAATGTTGTAGTATTAACAGCAATGTTACCAACATTTGCAACAATTGCAGAACTTAAATTTAAAGTATTAAAAATAGCAGTATTAGATTGCGTTGATTCACTAACAGTTACGCTATTTGCGATAGTAGTAATTTTTTGTACTGTAGCATCGGTATGAATATAAATGCGTGAATTGTCATTGCTTATACTATTAACAGAAGTAGAAGGTGTATATTGTCTTGCTTCAATAATATCAGTACTAATAGGTGCTTCATTAAATGTCAACACATTACCATTAACAGTATAACTTGCCGTTGGAATCTGTAGAACACCATTAACACTTACAAGTGTTCCTTGTGTTGTATTGTTTTGACTTAATGTAAAATTAACTTGTGTTCCATTACCAGTAAATGTATCACTCGTAACTGTTGTTGTTCCTTCAAGACCAACTGCTTCCCATACACTTCCAGTATAAACTTCCAAATAGTTATAGCTTGTGTTCCAACGAATCATACCTGGTGAGAAGAATGTAGGATATTCACCACTATTACCACTTGGTACTTGTAGTGCACTTTTGCTATTAACACTAACAATACCAGTTCCTGTTGGAGTAATTACAACATTTCCATTTGGACTTTGACCGACAATACTATTTGTATAAACATTAGCATTTACATTATATGCAGAAATTGCACCAGTTGCATTAATGTTTACTACAGAAACATCAGCATTAGAAATAATATAACTGCTGTTTATATTTCCAGTAATAAGATTTGCACTTGTAATATTGCCAGAAACATTGAGTGAAACTAGTGTTCCTGTGCTTGTAATATTTGGTTGACTTGAACTTACACTTGCAATGGTTCCTTCAAGAATGGAATTTGTATTACCAATTTGTCCAGCACTTATTGCATTTACACTTATATTTCCAGTAAGCGTTTGGCTTGCACCATTGAAGACAGCACCAGCATTACCAATAGTGCCAGCATTAATGGTTGGTGCAGAAATTGTTCCAATAGATGTTAAACTAGTAAGTGTTCCAAGGCTTGTAATGTTTGGTTGACTTGCACTTACGCTTGCAATAGTTCCTTCAAGGATGGTGTTTGTATTACCAATTTGAAATGCACTTACTGCTCTTGAACTAATATTTCCAGTTACAGTTAAACTAGTTAATGTGCCAAGACTTGTAATATTGGGTTGACTTGCGCTTACGCTTGCAATGGTTCCTTCAAGAATGGTATTTGTATTACCAATCTGACCAGCACTGATGGCATTTACACTTAAATTACCAGTGACACTTAAACTTGTTAATACACCAAGACTATTAATATATGGTTGGTTGTTTGTGAGAACATAACCAACCAAATTGGTAATTGCATTACCGTTAATGTTTACATTATTATAAAAAGTAGGAACACTTATAAAACCAAAGGTTACTTGATTATTAGTAACATACACATTCATCTGACTTGTATTGCCAAAGAATGTTAGTGTTTCATAGTTAATGCCAACATTATCAGTTCTGGTTCCATCACTGATTGTAAGATTTGGTTCAGAAGTTGCAATTGCTGTATCAACATAAAGTTTGTTTACAGCGTCAGATATATTAACTGGTGTCGCAACATTAACAATTCGCAAATTGTTTGCACTTATATTACCAGAAATAGCATTTAAAACAAGATTGCCAACAAGACTATTAATTTGATTATTGTTTATGTAAATGTTACTAGTTGTAAAACTGCCGTTTACAGTAAGCGTGTTTCCTGGTATTGTATTGGCGATACCAACACGACGATTTACAACATCAAAATATACAAGATCAGTGTCAATTTGCAAATCTGTGCCATTACGCAACAGATTGTCTTTGAGCATTGGACCTGCAACTTTACCAAGAATTGCCATTTATAACACCTTATAGGATATTTATGGTGTTTAAGATGATGCTTCAGTTAGCATCTGTGCTATTAAACTTATGGAATACAACCACTGTTTGATTTAATGGTGGTGGGTTACTAAATGTAATAGTTGCACCAGCTAATGTAAATGCGTCACCTGGATTTTGTGCAATATTTCCAACAAATACTAATATACTTGTATCACTTGATGGAGTATAACTTAATGTAAACACTGTTGTTACACCATCACCAGTAAACATATCTTTTGGAATAGTGACATTTCCTAAAATAGCAATACTTTGCCAAGCATTATAATAAATCTCAAAACGTTGAGTATCAGTATTATAACGAATCTGTCCATTTACAGGATTGGTAGGGCGATCTGCAGTAGCACCCAATGGTAATTGGATTGCAGTGCTGCCACTTATTTTAGGATTTTTAAGCAATTTAGCCATTATAGTGTAAAATATCCTACTGTTGATGTGATACTAGTAGCAGCGTTTGCGTTTGCGTAAATTGCATCACCATTACTTAACACAATCTTTTCACTGCTTACAACAAGTGTATCGCTGCTTGTAATAGCATAATTTTGGTAAACGACAGTGCTATTACCTGCACTGCCGCCACTTGGAACAAGATAAAGGTTTACTGTCTTTGTGCTACCACTTGTATTGCAAAAATAAAGTAGGCTAACAACATTAGTGCCACTACTGGTATAAATTGCACTAGCTGCTGTTCCTAAAACTGTATTTGTAATCGCCATCTCTAATTCCTTAAATCATCAAATTGAAACCTATGGCTCTGGTTTTGCCAACAAGTTCATCGCCTCTACTACTATTTACCACATACAGACCAGTATTTCCGCTACCAACTGTATTAGAAAATAGTAATGTGGTATTACTTACACTTGTAGGTGTAAGATTTTTAAAATTAAACTTTAATCCTTGTTGTATAGCAACAACACCAGTAGAACCATTCCCATAAAGTTTTAAATCTTGATTAGTTCCACTTGTAGTAATATTACCATTACCAAATCTAGTTCCATATACATTTAGATTTGAATTAGCAAATGTAAAGTTTATGTTAGCACCTAATACACCAGCATTATTAAACTGAACCCATGTGTTAAATCCAATTGCTGCCTGTGATGTAGTATTTGAAAGATAACTTAAATTAACTGCATCGTTTCCATTTACAGGAGTTGCTGTTTGTAATCTTACTAGACTACCACTGACATTACCTAAAAATGTAGAGTATGCTTCATCATAAACCCAGTATGCATTTGCAAGTGTTCCACGATCTATAAGAATACCAGCCTTTCCACCAGTAATACCTGTACCAGTTTCACTATCATTTACTATAACATAAGCATTTGAAACAGAGGTTGTAGCTGCATTAAAATATGCAATATTTCCATTAATAGCAATATTACCATTAATCGTTACATTGTTAGCATAAATGTCCCAAGGAGCATATAAATTATCTGCACCAGTAACTTTTTTTACAGTTGCCATTCATTTATCCAAAAATTAGTGACAGTGCTACTGCCCTGTTTTTAGCAAGTAATTCATCATTGGTAGAATTATTAACAAAGAAAAGACCACTGTTACCAACGCCAACTGTATTGGCGTATAAAAAAGTTGTGCTTGCTTGGTTTGTTGGTGTTGATTGGAAACTTATTTTAAGAACATCATCTATTGTAACATAACCAGTGCTACCATTGGCACTTAATACCAAATCTTGGTTAGTTCCACTTGTGGTAACATTTCCATTACCAATAACAGTGTTATAAACTTTCAAATTACCATTGGCAAATGTAAATGCTGTACTGCCTGTTAAAACATTTGATGTATTAAACTGAACTTCTGTTGTGTTACCACCAGCAGTTCCACCAACTGTTCCCAAATAATTTTTTGTTACAACATCATTTGGATTTACTGGACTTGCGGCACTTATTCTTGCTAATGCACCACTTATAGTTCCACGAAATGTTGTAGTTGCTTCATCCCATACCCAATAAGCGTTTGGTAAACTACCACGATCAATCCATACGCCACTGTTTCCACTAGTAACACCAGGACCAGTTTCAGCAGCATTAAGAACAAGATAAGCATTACCAATATTAACATTACTGGTATTAATATAAGATGTGTTACCCAACACAGTTAAGTTACCGTGAATGGTTACAACATTGCTATAAACGTCCCATGGACCTAATAAACCATTTGCACCAGTTACACGTTTTACAGTTGCCATTTACGAAAATCCTACCAAATATTTATGCGAAGGTGTTTTTATAAAAAAATAGCAGCCCGAAGGCTGCTATTGTATTTGTTATTTTGAATATTATTAAGCGCCTGGCAGACGAGCAG